CAACTAGCTCATGATACCTAAGTAACAAACCTCGGGCTGTAAGTCACGCCAAACTGCAGTGCGCATGCGTGTAGCTTATATCCAATCCGGTGCTATTGCCATATTACCGGGGCGGATTAGATTTGTTATTGTAGATAAAAATGAGCTAGCTCTGTTGCTAGTTTTAGAGACTGCACAAGGTGTAGGATCTCCGCTGAAACGAGAGAGTCATTAGATCCGAGTGGGTAAATCGACGGTCTTTCTCATGTAGGTGTTCCGCTACCAGGCATGCTGCCAGCTGGTAGTGAGTGTACGAATTAAACTGGACCCCCGGGGTGTGATTAACCAATACAATATCACAGTGAGTGTAGTACAACACGAACAGGGGGAGCCGATACGGAGGGGTAACAGACACACTGGTTAATCTACTGGTGCAGTTGACATTCACGAAGTCATCCCTTGGTCAGAAATCGGACGTAGAGAGGACATCTTCAGGATCGGGGTATTGCGCTGTATGCCACCCGTGAACAAGATGTATGGAAAGCATTATATATATTTTCCGAAATCATGACATTTGCAATGCCTCAAACTTACGCTAGGGAGAAATCCTTGGTGTAATAAGGAGCAGCTTGGATGTGAATTTTTAGTTTAAATATATTTGGTGCTTACGGGAGTAGTTAAACCGTTTACAAACTCTGTACGCTGAGGGGATCAAGGACTGAAGTTGAATAGTGAAAAGCTCATGTGTCGAGACTTGTTATCTCAAAATCCTAAACTCCACGGTTAGCATAAGGTGTTACATACCACCAATGAATGGCAAATCAAAACCAAAATACGTCATTCGGTCTACAGATAGGTTACTCGGCACAACAACAGGTGCAATCAAACCTACGAACGAGAATAAGCCCATTAAGCATCAAAGGCGATCGGGCAAACAAGAACGGAATAATAAAGAAAACGATAAGACCAAACAGAATATATCTTCACACGGAGGGTCGAGATCGAAATCCAACAGCGATGATGTTGGAAAAAGAAAGAGGAAACCTTCAGGTCCTCACAATAATAAATCAAATGGGGGCAAAAATGCAAATAACAAGGCCCCTAATGGGAACAATCCTAAAATAAACAAACCGTGCATGAAATTTGCTAATGGAATTTGCAATTTCGAGACCAACCCAAGATGCAACCTCAGTCATTCTCTTGAGCTCTTTAAAGAGATTATGAAGAGGGATTGCAAGTACGGAAGATTATGTAAACACGATAGGTGTTTATACACACATCCAAGATTAGATAATAATTGTGAATTATGGGATTCGTGCATGAACCCTCATTGTGATCGTGATCATTCGGAATTTTGGGATCCTTATTTTAAATGTCAAATGGGATTAAAATGCACTTTTAAGGATTGCGAAGGTGAACATCCCTTCGGCTGGAACCCTACTATGACTTTGTCAGTGATGGATAAACGAGAGTATCCTGTAAAGAAAGAAGTTAAGGGACCAGAATCTCCAATTTTTCCCCCGACACCGTGTCATGTAATGACAGCTTCTGCTCCGGTGTCCCCGATTTTTCCTTTGAAGCAGGATCCTATTACCAGATCCTCTGCTCCTGCGTCAATAAGGACTACAAAAGAGAGCTTAGAAGCACCGCCACCCCCGATTTTCCCTAGAGATAATGGTGGACCAATCAGAATGCCCAAATGCAAATATGGGTATAAATGTATAAAGAAAGAGTGCGAATACGATCACCCTTTAGATTGGGATCCAGAAAAAGCGTATAAAGCTTTCAAAGATAATAAAACTAAAAATGGGGCCGGAAATTCGACAAGGGGAAGTAAAAAGGCTAAACTAATAGCGCAATCAGATGCAGATTATGCCGCGAAAATTAAAGGGGAGGAAGACGCGAAGAAGGAGATCGCGATAGACAAGGCACAAGAAAATGTAGTGCGGAATGTACCTCAAGAAAGAGAGAAAGAAAAGGAAAAGTTCGATATTATAAATGTCGCTCTTGGACTTAAATCCAAAAGGTATGAATACTATTCAGATACAACTGAAAAGGTAGCAATAGCCTTTGGGTGGAAATATAGAACTAGACATGTTCTTAAAATTGGTACCAGTCTTTCGCAAATTAAAGATTTAGATTTACGCGCTGAGTATATGCAGGGCTCTACTTTAAAGTATAATGATCCTCAAGCATTTACATATACTTATAAAAGGACGATAATGAGGAGAAGGATGGGATGTTGTTGGAGCGGGTGGGAGAAAGTTGATAAATATTGGCTTTGTGGTTCTGAGAAGTTAGAATGGCAAGATAAAGGCTGTTTTTCCTCTGAATTACTCAGTCATGTTACCACGCAAGTTAATCTTAATTTAATGAATGATAATAAGACCGCGTGGGAGAGAATAAATCAGACTGTCCGCAACATGGCTTCGATTAATATAAATAGATATAGTGTACTTGACCAAAATTTTCTTAGTGTAGGTACTACTCTTGTTTGTTATTTTATGATGAGGCTGTGCAAATATCAACATCGTAAAGCGGATTTTCAGCCGCTCCCCAAGGAAACCCAAGACACATTGTATATGGATACCGCTTTGGAGAAGTCGACCTGCCTGAGATGCCTGAGTCCAAAGTGGGTACGAAGATTGTTATCCTGCGCCCCAGTGAGAGAATGTTTCGACCACCCCAGCTCGCCAGCCTCGGATGTCACTTTACCGGAGCCTGTAATCCTCACCCCGACCATACCGATAATAATACCATCCTTGGGGGAATCAAAAAGCGATTTGTGTCAAGGCCACCTGAACCAGACGTCAAACTCTTGCCTGGATTCAGACGATTCGTTAGAAGATGGCTTACCAAAAACCTCAAACCACTTGAACCCAACGTGGATACAAGCGTTGAAACTTGGTTGGAGCACACTAATTACCCAGCTTGGAGAAAAACTGAATTGTTGCAAGCCTGGAAGAACTTCGATGGAGTATTTATTGATAGATGGGGACGAACTTCAAAGTATTCCCATGTCAAATCTTTCATCAAAGATGAAACATACCCCGAGTTCAAGCACGCCCGTGCCATTAATTCCCGTCGCGATGAATTTAAATGCCGCGTGGGACCAATTTTCAAGTTAATAGAAAAGGAAGTATTTAAGTTAGATTGGTTTATCAAGTATGTACCCGTTATTGATAGAGCCCGTCACATAGTGGATAATCTTTCTCAAAGTGGATGTAGAATAGCTTCCACTGATTATTCTTCATTTGAAACACATTTCACTAGACAAGCAATGGAGTCGTGTGAATTTCAATTATATGAGTATATGACTCAAAATTTACCCGATAAACAATGGATGTATTTAGTCCGTAATATTATTGGAGGTAAGAATCATTGTGTTTTCAAAAATATATATGTTGATGTGGAGGCAACCAGAATGAGTGGGGG